GTATAAAAAGAATAAATAGCACCATCTCTAACGTTAGTTAAGCTAATTGTAATGTTTCCTGTAAGTGTTCCGATAACAAACGTATTTCCGGTGTTACAATCTATATTAACAGTTGCGGAATAAGCTATGCTAGAAGAAGCAGAATAGAAAGTAGAACCCAACATAACCATTGGTTTTGTTGCTTGAATGAATCCAGCATTAGGACTCATAATCATAAAGGTAGTTCCACCACCCTGTAAGTACAAACCTCCGCTAACACTGGTTCCAGTTCCAGAAGTTAATACTAAATCTCCACCAATGCTGGTTGTTCCAGTAGCATTTTGACCAGCAATAGTAGTTAAAACGCCTCCACCAGAAGGAGTAGTGTTATCAATATGACCAAAAGTAACGCTACTTGGAGAGTTCCACCTTAAACTATTAGCTGTAATTCTAGTTGTACCAGCAAATAATACAGTAGAACCAGTATTAAATAGAATATTAGAGCCGCTATTATAAGTTAATGCAGCTACTTGAGTTCCACTTACTGTAGTTCCACTATAAATTATGCTACCAGTTCCAACATTAACTACAGATGAGTTAGCGAAATTGATAGCTCCAGAAAAGTTAGCCGTACTTAATAAACCAAAATTTGTTACTTGATTTAAGTTGACAGTAGAAGATAAAGAAACAGTTGAACCTACGTTTCCAGTTAATGTGCTTCCAGAACTTAAAGTTAAAGAAGCTCCGCTAGCCATAGTAACTGTGCTTGAAAGTGTATCAGATTGTCCTGCGCGCTTATCTAAAGCATAACTGGTATTTATATCTACGTCGGTCATTTGCACAGAGGTTAGTTCCTCATTTGGAGCCCAACCACTTGGTTTAACTCTTGAAATACTCATGATTATATCCTTATAATTTTATCTAAATCTTTCGTTATCCAAGTTTTTTGGATCGTCCAAAAAGAAACCAGCACCACTTGGACCATCTTTGAAGATTGCAAAAGTTGTCCAAGCAGGAAGAAAATCGTTCAAAAAACCAACCATTTCATTTTTGGTTGCATAATAATCAGCATCTTTAATGCTGGTTGGTTGTTGTGTTGCGATGGCAATATGAGCAATAGTGCTAGTCCAATCGCCATCTGGTAAAGTAACTCCTCCAGGAACAGTAATGCCTCCAGGAACAGACCCTATCGCATCAGTGCTTGGTGTATTTACTATTCCCAAATACACGTCAGCAAAAATTAAAGTTAAAAGACCATCCAAATTGTTTCTATTCGGAGATTTTCCAAAAGTAGCCAACTTACCTGCAATTCTATTGCGACGGTCTGTCATTGTGTCAGATTGTAAAGGAAAGATGCCAAGAATTTTCTCCCAACGAGGCACAAAATCTGTCATTCTGTGCGGATCCCATTGATAAGCCATTCTGGCATTAGAAGACCAAATATCTGTTAAAGCCCTGGCGATGGCAAAATTTTCTGCATACACAAAGCTATCAACATCATCAGTTAATGCATTTCCATCAGCTTGATTTAGAGCATTCAAGAAGATTTCATTAACTGAATTCTTAGATGATCCAAATTTCATCGGAGAAGGCGCGAAACCACCCGTCATATTGTCCACCTTTTATTATTAAGTATTAGAGATACTAAAGATTGGCTTATGTTATATATTTCGGATAATTTTTTATGAGAATATCCATTTAATTTGTGTAGTTCTCTTATCTTATTTACTTTATCTAAATCTAATTTGTTCTTGAACTGACCACTATTTTTTCTTCCAGGATATTTTTTACCAGAATTAGCCAATTTAATTTTATTGACCCATTCTTCAGAATATTTCATTCCTTCATGACCATTTGATTTACCTTTTTTTGAATCTGAAATCTTCTTAGATGTTTCTTCTGAAACAATAGCGTTTTTACCACCTAATGATACATTATATCCATTTTCAGATACATGAGAATGGTGATATCTTATCCTAAATATTTCTGCCTCATTAGCTTCTTCTAAATCATAAAGTATTTCCAATACTTCACAGGTAAAGTTCTCTTTACCATATTTTTTGATAGCACTACTGATAACTTGATCTTTACGACAATGTTCTTTCCAACGTCTCTCAACGTTCTCAGTTTGACCAACATATTTCTTATCATTGATTTTATTTGTAATTAAATAAATATAATATGTCATAAAACCTCATTAAAAAACGATAATATCTATCGGAGTAGCATTATCGGAATATTGACCACCAGAAATACTCCACATGTACACATCAAAGATATTGGGTGCAATTCTATTAGCCGAAACAAAAAATGCTTCAGTAGAAGCATTTGCATCAGGATTAGTTTGAATCATCTTGATATTTAAAGCTATTGGATTTCCTTGAAAGTCTTTAACCACAGGAGGTAAAATAATACGATATTGACCTACATCAATACTCTGCCAAGTTACTATTGTAGTTTTATCTTTATCCCAAGATGTTTCATATTCCAATAAACCAGCACCATTAGAAGGATCTAGCTTCATATACACTAAAGCACCAGTTTGAGTCATACCAGCTAAAGAAGCTCTCTGAATATTACTGTCTTCGGCTGGTAAATCTGTGGCTCCAGACGTGTGATAATTTTCAGAAGGATTTTTATCTACTAAATCTCCTCCAAAATCATTATATGTTTTCTTTTTAGGAAATGACATAATTATCTCCAACTTATCATAATATTAGCGCCAGCACCCATATCTTCTAGAAGTAAATCAATAAAAGACCAATTATATACTCTGAATGTATTGGCTCCGGTTTTATTAACAGTTGTTAAATATCCATTGCCGTTTACAACATCAGGATTTGCCCAAGCTCCCAATAGATTAAGATTTTGAGTTTGACCTCTCAAATCCACTACTGTAGCAGGAAACTCAATATCATATGTTCCAGCAGCTACATAAGAGATTGTTGGAGCATCAGATAAATCATTATCCCAAACGCTATTGAAATATTTGATAACAGGATTATTTGAAGCATCAATATAAAAAACCATAATTGCCCTAAATGCAGTATTAGTTAAAGCTGCACTAGAAGCTCTGGCTTGATTAGATGCGGAAGCTGGTAGATCGGTAGTAGGATCTTCTACTGCGCTATAATCTACCAACTCTCCGCCGTATGTATCATAACTATCAGAAGCAGGTAAAGTCATATTATATCCTTATAATGGGTAAAACCCGATTTGCAAAGGAGTTAAAACATAAGGAGCATCTTGAATGCTACCTGGAACTCCTGGAGTTACTATTGATCTGTATAAATAAGATACATCCAATACTTCACTTCCTGTATTTTCCAAGAATTTAATAACACTTGGACCTAAATTGCTTACCCAAGTGGAAGAAACAGATGGACGTCTACTAGCTCTAGGAAGCAAACCAGACAAATTGGTTTTTTCTCCAGGACCAAAATTAGCAAATACTTCTAACATTGCATTGTAGTAAGTTTCACTATTAACAGCAGCAGGAGAGATCCAATCACCTACAGCGATATCAACTCCGTTATCAGAAGTAAATGGTGTATCAATTACGACAGTATAAAATCCACCACCATCATCTACATAACTCAAGATTTTAGCTACTCTTGGTTTCCAATCATCTCTGCTTAACCAGGTAATGCTGTTTCCGACTTGTGGAGCTGCATCGGCTAAGATTTGAAAATGATCGCTAGCAGTAACGTTGGTGCAACCAGTAAATCCTTGTGAGATTTTAGTTGGAAAAGGAATAGCATCTAACCACCCACCACCAACTCCAGGAGGACTTGCGGTAGTAGCAGAAGGTAAACTTAATCCCATAGAAACGCTAGCAGGATAATCAACAGTACCAGTAATAATAAATTCTGCAAACTCAGGAAAAGCAGCTATAATAGCTGGTTTAACAGTAGAATTTAGAACGTTATTAGAACCACCGTTGGTAATATCTCTGCTTTTGTTGGTGGCAGTTGGTGCTGTAATAACAGCAACTCCTGCTGTAGCAGGACCATTGCAAGCAGGGTAAACAAATGCTTTTTGTACGAAAGTAGAGGAAGATTCCGCAATCCCAGCAACCTGAGACCAATTTCCTCCAGCAGGAGGAGTATGGAAAATTTCAGCTAATCTTGTTCTTAGATCCTCAATTGTTTCTTGATCTACTCCTCCAGTCAAGCCACCAGAACCAACTAAAGCAGTAGAAGTAACATAAGAAGGAGGCGCTGACCATCTTAACACTTCTCCAACAGACAAATTAGTAGCAACTCCTGTATCAATAGCAGAAACAGGAACATTATCTCCATCTTGATAATTTCCAGCCAAAGATACTTTGTATTCTAAACCAGAACCATCACTTAATTGAGATCCTACCGCAATTGCAATAGGAGTTGTTCCAACAGTAGTAGATAAAACTATGTACCCTGCCGAACCACCAGCGGCTCTTTGAGATAACCCATAAAGACCAGCTAATCTTACCAAATCTCCATCTTGCGCAGTATCAATCATTTGAGAGTCTGCTTTAATAACTGTGTTATTCAAAGCAATAGCAATTTGCTGAGCAATAGCTGTATATCTAATGTAGATTTCAGTTCCAGGAGAAGTATTAGGATTAGGAATTCCACGTCTCCTTAATTCATTAGCATATGTTCTAAGCATATCATCTCTGATTTGCTCAACGGTTTTGACAGTGAATAATGTGATGTCTTGAGCCATAAATTATCCTATTAGTTTGAAAGTATTTTGTGAATTATTAGTTAGGTCAGTCCACAAGACATCTACCTGAATAGCAGTTTGTTTAACTCTAGTGACCAAAACTTTATCCAGAGTAATCATTTTACGAGAGATTAAATCACTTAAAGCTTCACTAACCATTAACTGTATTTTGACTTGAATATTGTCATTGATAACTTTAACTTTATTGATATCAATACCAAAACCAAGAACAGCAGAAGCATTCTTATATGTTCTTAAAGCTAAATACACCATTTGATTAACTGAATTATCACCAATCTTATTTCCATTTTCGTCTAACACGAAATCTTTAGTATTAGGATCAATCTTAGGTACATTACCATAAGTTCCATCAGTTTTAAGTAATAATTTAGCTGTAGTTGAATTAACAGTAGCAGGAGTTCCATAACCATATTGGCTAGAACCATATCCAGCAAGACCTAAACCTTTTGCGCTAACCATATGACCTCATGAAATTTTAACATTGCTTGCAGAAACATCTTCTAAAGTAATTGGCGGAACAGTAATTGGTTTAGATAAACTATCCGTTGCTCCAGCTAATGCAGTAACTATAGCTTGAAAGTTAGCATTTACTTTGGCAGCCAGGGCTGCAAAATCAGATGCTCCAGATAAATTAACTGATCCAGCAATATTTACTGTTCCAGCTTGCATACTGATAGTTTGAGAAGAACCATCATTCTGTAAATAAATATTACACATACCAGAATTATTCGGTCCACCTGCAAACAAGAAAGTTTCTCCAGGTTTAATAGCTGGAATCAAACTTGCAGAGCGAGTATCTCTGGTAGCAACTACAATATTTCTGGTAGTTCTATTAAGAGAAATAGTTTGACAAGAAGCTTTTCCTGGCTGAGCTAAAGCTGGAAGAGAAACAAACCCTACTTGTTGCCACAATTCTGCATTTGGATCAGATGGATCGTCTCCTAAAACATCTCCGGTTTGCAAAGTAATAACACCAGTATTTGAATTTATTTGACTTCCTAATACTCCATCACCCGTATTAAAGATGCCAGAAATTGAAGGAGCGCCCATATTAAATCCTTTAAGTTAATGCCAAAGTATAAGGTTTGATTAGTTTAAGAGTTGTAGTTGTTCCTTCAGACACAGATTTGTTGAAAGTTCTTTCCAATACCCAAAGCTTTTCATCTAAACCATTCTTTTCATCTTTGACATTAACCATAGTGTTGACCATCCAAGGTATACCGTTTTGAGTATGACCTTCCACTACATAAGTTGCTTCAAAGATTTTTTGCTGCCTAATAGCCATTTCTCTACGACAGAATTTTTCTAATTCTGCCATACTACCGCACTCTTCATCATCTTTAAGATACAAAGGAGCAGTAGTTAAATTCTTGGCAAATATCTTTCTAACAGGAGTTAATTCACTCCTAAAAGGAAGAATCTTAGCTTTTTTAGCTTTATATCTATCTATAATAGCTTGAACTCCAGAAGTTGGAATTCCATTAAGATCCAATCCAATCAATTCATTAACCATTACAATATTTGGAGTAAAGTAATCTCCATCTTCAACGTTACCAGTTCCTTTAATACAAATAACACTTGGTTGATCTGTAGTGTCAGTTACTACTCTGGCGTATTTTACGTTGTTTGTGTTATTTAAAGGATCCTTCAATAAAGTAATTGTATTAGTTGGATTAGTAGTAAAATTGGGTCTTCCAATTACATACCCTGAACCATCAACTGCCGCCCACATCATGAATCCAAATCTTTTGTAAGTTCTATCTAAGAACTTCCAAATACCTTCATCATAATGAGGTTTCAATTGTTTCATCTGTCCTTTTGTAGCTTCTGGCTCTTCAGGATCAGGCGCGCGAGTTGTTCCAGTAATAATATTGAAATTAACATCATCACTATAATATAGTTTATATGAACCGATTTCAGGAACACTATCTAAACACTTCTTAGTAATTTTCTCTAGAGTTAATCCGGTACTAAATTGAACAGAAGGATCCATTCCTCCTACCACTACTCTTGCCATTGTGTCTCTGCCCTGATACTTAAAAACAGTGCCAGAACCAACTGCGGAAGCCTCTTCAGTAATTTTTTCAATATAGCCGGTAAATTGTACTTTATCATTGATGGTGATTTGTACTTTCATACCATCTTGTAAAATATCATTAAAATCAGTTTCGCCATCACCAATGGTGAAAGCAAATTCTCCAGTTGGTTTGGTAAAAATGTTGGTAACAGAATATGATTCCCAATTTTTAATCTCTATTCCGAAATCAACAAGTTTCAAAACAACTGTGTCTATTTCACTAATACCATTGGTAGATGACATAAAACCTCATGCATAGTATCTTACTATTGTATATGGTAAGATAAATGGAAACGCCGCCAAATCAGGATTCAAACTTAATAAATCAGTTAAAGAATTACCAGTTACCGGAATTAACCCAGCCAAAGTTGTTGGCTGATAAACTGTTAAAAGTTGAACATCTCTGCGTTGTGCATTAAATTGATCTCTCAAAATATAAAGAGCAGCCAAAAGACGATTGATAGCATCTAACGCCAGAGCTGCGCTATTACCTAAAGGAACTCCACTAGCAGGAACGCTAGAAGTAGTATCATAAGGAACAGCGATGATATTGGAATCAGCTCCAAATTTCATAGCTAATTGATTAAGAGAATTGATTGCTTTATCAATTTTACCCTTAATCTGCATTCCAATCAATTCAACCTGATCCACAATAGCACAAATAGATTGTATTAAACCTAAATAGCTATTATGATCTCCGGTATCATAAACTGGAGGAGGTTCCATTTGACCTAGAATAATATCTAAATCTCCAGCCGCAGTCGTAGCTTCTGAAATTACTGAGCTTTGTTGAACTGCTTGACCAGAAGTATCAACAGTCTCAATAAATTCAATATCTACTACACAACCACCACGAGATGTGGCTTCAATCACCATATTCCAAGCAACTGGTTTACAATTGATTGTTCCATATAATGGGTGATTTAATGGTCCACTACTTCTATCATCACGTAAAGCAGCCCTTACTTTGACCCAAGTATTTGGAAAAAGAGCTTCTTTAGTTGACCAATCTTCATTTGGACCGGCAGTTAAGCCGTTGATGAAATAAGCGCGCACTGTAAAAGAATCTGGTGCTCTACCAGTTGCTTCAACTTGCGCGCCATCTCTATCCATAAAACGGTGAATAGTTAAAGATTGACTGCCCTTTTCAGAGACAACTTGGATTGGAAAACTAAGTCCTCTCCAAGAACATTGACTTAAATATTCAGAAATATCTGCAACCATAATTCACCTTATTTACCAGAAAATGCTTTATCTCTATTAAGGGCGCCACCTGAACTAGCCAAATCTTTAAATACCCTACTCAATGTTTCAGCAGTTAATCCCAAAGTTTTAATTTGTTCATAAGCAGCTTGTACTTCTGGAGAAGGAGTTTGATGTTCAGTTGGTAAAGATGCTCCTGCTGTTTTTTCAGTAGAAGTAGGAGGTACAGTAGGAGTTTCCTCTTTAGGTTTATTAGGAATTGCTCCAGGAGGAACATATGGCAATAAAGGTACAGGAGGAGGTTCTTTTCCAGGAGCCCAAGGACCAGGAGGTATCATCTCTCCAGTTCCAGGTAATCCTTTCTTTTTATTTTCCTCATCCTCTTTAGCTTTATTCTTTCTTTCCTCTTCCTGCTTTTCATAATTACTTATGACTGTCAAAGCCTCTTTGGCACCTTTCAAGGAAGGAAACATTTCATAAATTAGTTTAGCTAAGCTAATAATTGCTTTAGCGGCAAGTAATGCTGCCGTAGCAATAGCAGGAGCCATTGGAGTAATCTCATCAATAAACTTAGTAACCTCTGGCATGATTTCCAAAAGTTTATCTTTGATTCTTCTAACTGCTGCATCCCATTTTTCAGCACCTAATTGCAATACCTTTTCTTCTTCAGAACGAGCCTGCTGATAACTCATATTAGCATTCTGAATTTCATGAATATGATCCGTTACTGCTTTAGCTGCCAACTCTCTAGCTTCTTTTTCCTTCTTTCCTGCTTCTAATGCTTTGGTATAAGCATCATCATAAGTATCTTTATGAGCATTTAGAATTTCAAAAGAACCTTTTTCTAATTTATGAGATTGTGTATATCTTCCAATATCTCCTTTGGTTTTAGCGTAGATTTCACCAATTAAATCGCCAACATCAGTAATTTCTTTACCTTCTCTACCTTTTTTGATGAATTTCTGGCTGCGGATTCTACGATTTTTAGTAACATCCATCATAAATTCTTCCGCAGCAGTCATAGTCATTTCAGGAGAACCAATACGACTTGATTGTAGCAAAGCATTTGCTTGAGAAAGTTTTTCTTCAGAATTACCTTTCATACCAGAAAGTAATGGTTTAATTCTTGTACCCATTCTTGCCATAGCATCAATTGGAATAGCTCCAATATCACCCTGAGCAACTACTTTAAGTAATTTGTTTTGAATGTTTTCTTTGGTATCTCCAGCCGCATAAACACCAGCAGCCAAACCATATAGATCAGCCGAAGGAACTCCACGAGACTTAGAAATCATACCAATTACATCACCAATATCCATACCCAATTTAGGCGAACCAGTGATATCTTGGAACATTTTTTGACCAGACATAACGTCTTCTGGATCAATATTGTGCTTAATAGCAACTGCTCTACTTGTTTCTAATACTTGTTCACGAGTTAATTGACCCATAGATGCATTAGCAATCTGTTGAGCAGTGACTTCTCTTTTAAGTTGTGGTTGAATTACTTCATGTAAAACGAATCCTCCGAAAGCTTTCAAAGCTTCAGAGGCTATATCTAATCCTTTTTTCAAAACAAGAACCGCTGCACCAGCAATTCCGGCAGCAGTTCCTAATTTTGCCAAACCTGCCATTTCAGCGCCACCAGCTCCGGCTCCTTCTCCAAACATTGAAGATAAAGAACCTCCACCACCACTGAAATTAGAATTATTGGTGTTGGAACCTACAGATAATCTGCGAGTTCCAACACCACCTTTACCCATAGCTCTAGATAGATCGCCTTCTACTTTGGCTAAGTGTTTAGCTATTTTTTCTCTCTCCACCATTTCTTGGTGAAGGATTTTAATTCTCTCTTTGGAAGATTTGGCGACGGTTTTGACACTAGAAACCTCAAGTTCAACTAGAGTATCTCTAACTGACTTAAGTGCTTGTTTTACTTCATTTATGCCAGACGCTTCTAGAACTATACGAACTGGAGGAATAGTAGTTGCCATAAAACCTCAATCATCTTTAATCATTTTGATGTATTCTCTTCTGGCGGCATACCAACAGAGGATTTGTCCGTCTGTGAGACTCGCAATTGGCGCGCCATATACAGAATCAATTGATTCAGAGCTACCAAAGAGAGTGAATCTAAAGGGTAGGTGCTGCCACCTTCTGCTAGAACATCAATCCAAGCTTCATACTCTTCTTGACTCATCAATGCTACAATCGGACCAATTGTTGATTGAGTTCTAACATAATGTCTCATTAACACAGCAATTTCATCGGTTGTAAGAACATGACTAATGGATTCTGGAGATTTAAAGAAAGATTTCTTAGTATCTCCTACCTGTTTGCAACAACGAAATAAAATCTCTGCTGAATTCTTATTTTCATAAACTACAGAATATGCTTCGTTTAACTCTTCTTTGCCAGGAATTTTAGCTCCCATGTCTGAATAGTATTTACGCATGAATTTATCTGTAGTAATATTGGCTGCCATAATCTCTTCTTGAGTTAAAACAACCATTGCTAATTGAGGAATTTCTCCGCTCGGTAATGGTTTTGGATAATCTACCACTACATGAGCACGTTCCATTTTAGCAATTTCCGCCCAATAATCTCTTGGAGCGATTTCTTTTGAAGGCATTTGATTCATATTTAATCCTTTGTCTGGTAAGTCTAAATAAAAAAGGCGGTAACGACCGCAACATCAACATACCCTATCCAGACCATAAGGTACGTTAATATTGACGATCGCTACCGCCAAAATTGTTAAACCCAATAATAGCAGTCGGCTATTATGGTATGTTTAAACTTTTATCATTCTTAATTATGTGGTCTGGACATTATTAAGAATTCTTAAAATACTTGTTTTACCAGTTTGATATAATACAGCTATTTTTCTAGCTGACATTCCATTCATAGATAATCTTTTGATTTCTATTTTATCTTCTTCAGTAAAACGTTTATTATGTGGAATTTGTGCTAACTTAAAATGTGTCCTGCCAGTATTTAATTGGCTATGACCATTTTTAAATTGTGTTTCTGGACTAGTATTTTTACCCTTCATAGATAAAGACATTTGATCTTTCCATTCTTGGGTTTTTGGAGAATTGTATCCACCATTAGTTACATTGTAACCATTTGGAACTAAACTATTCTCTTGCGCAACTATCGCCGTTTCAGCTTCATTTGCCGCATCTTGATCCAAACAACTCGCTATACATTCAAATTGAAAATTATCAATTCCATACTTTTTCATGGCATGATGTATTGCTTGTGTTGGTTTTCCATTCGCAGAAGATTTATGTTTAGACCATCTATTTTGTGGCTCTATACTTTGTCCAATGTAAACTTTTCCATTAACCAAATTAGTGATTTTATATATGTAGTGCATGAGCATTACCTCCTACACTACATATATCACGTTATTCCCAAACTTATTCCCAATCGCTAGGACCACCACGGAAGCTAAAATCTAGCTTAGAAGCGGTGTTTACTGCGTGAGAGAAGTTATCACTGATGATGAAACCTTTAACTGTCAAAGTGCTATTAGCAGCAAAGACAGAGACTTCTACAATCTCTACCTGGTTAATAAATTCACCAGGATTCAATTCAAAGTCTACAGAAGGAACAGCATTTGAAACTTCTATTTCTGTTCTAGCAGCGCCCGGAGATTCTCCGGCATACCCTAAATCAACTGTGTCAACAGCTTGAGAATTACTCATTCTCCTGATAGTAACAGAAGCCTCTTGTGATAACTTCAAACCGTTAATGTAAACGGTGGCTTTAGTATATTGTTGAAGATTTGCCATAATTTATATCCTATAAAGTTAGATTAAGCTACCTGTTCAACTTTCATTGCAATCTGATCAAGAACATCAATTGGTTGCAATGGAACTAAAGCAGTTAAGCGAGTTGGAGCAGATTGACTTCTAGCAGTTTGTGTATTAGCTTTGATTTCTCCTACACGTTGCAATAGTCCGTTTTCGTAATAATCTTGAGTCAAACGGTTGATTGCAGCAAGCAAAACTCTAGGAGTTACTGCATTCAATGGAGCACTCTCATTTTGCTTAGGATCATCGGCTACTTGCTTACCACGGAATTGTGAAGCAAACTTGGTCTGAGCGTCATCAGCATAACGATCACAAATAGTTACTTTATGAGCATCGCGAATACGATAATCAGGTAAAGCACCATTCAAAGAACGTGTGGTAATACGCTTGACAAGATAACTTGCACCACCAACACCAGAAGTAATTGGAGTAATACCGTTGTTCAAAGCTGAAAGTAATTGAGAACGAGTTGGAGCAGCACCAGAAAGTGGAGCCCTAACCTTCCAATTAGAAGAAGTAGAAGCATCATTTCCATAGAAATCGAAGTTCAATTTTGGAATAGAAGGAGCTTCTTCCAAAGAAACAACAGCCGCATGGTTAGCAGCCAATTCAGCAGGAGTTAAATCAGAACTTACTTGCCATACTAATTCACCACGAGAAGCATTAAGCCCTGTAGCAATAGTAGTAGCGTTAGCAAGAGTATCAATTGAACCACCAATGAATCTTTGACGAATTCCTGGAATAGCATTTGCTTGTGTAGCTACCTGTGAAGAAATAGCTCCCAATTGGGTAGCATCTTCAGCAGCAGATACAATGTAGTAATAACGGAAAGGAAGAATGGTTCCAAGAGCAGTAGTATTGCTATCAGCAACGGTTCCGCTGGACATTAAAGTAGAAGCAACAGGAGTTACTGTAGTACCAATGCTAGATCCTGCTTTGATTTGAGCAGAGAATCTAATTTGATTACCACGAAGACCTTTTTGCTTAGCAGTTAATGTAATAACACCAGCTACGTTAGCAGCAGTTACAGCCCATTGAGTTCTGCTATTAATTTGGGTAACAGCATTGCCAGCAATAGTAGTTACTGTATCACCAGAAGCGATACCAACATCTACGAAATCATCGCCAACAAAAATACGCAAAGTAGCAGCACCAGTAGCAGTAGTAGCTAAGGTAATTGTACCAGTAGCAGCGGTAGCAGATCCACCTTCAGAAACAGCAACCGCATAAAGAGGAGTAGTCTTGTTTACAGCCAAGAATCTACGACCCATACGGTGTAATTCAGAACCAGGTCCGAAAAGTGAAATAAAATCTTGTTCAGAGGTCATTGGAACAGCAGTATCAGGTCCATATATTACTGAATCAGCGGTAGCAGAACCGGCAGAAGTTTTATTTCCCAAGAGAATAACAGCATAGGTATTAGCACCAGATGATGCAGGACCAGCAGCGAAATCAATTTGGAAGTATTCGCCCGGAACAATATCATTGGCAGCTAAACCAGTTAATGTAATTTCAGCAGTCATTTATTTATCCTTATGATTAAATTATTTTGGATTCCATGGAACATCACATAACTTAGCAGTAGCTTCATCCATAGGTTCCAATTCTCCAGCCCTAACAGCATCACGATATTCCTTTCTAAAAGGAACAACGTCGCCAGATTCAGTTGGAACAAATCCACCAGCCGCAGGATCGTGTTTACGTCCTACGAACCTACGAATACTTACAGTACCTTCTAATGCTTCAAAGTTTTGAACCAAATACTTACCAACAGCTTTTACAGATAATACATCGCCCATGATAGTGTCCTTATGTTAAATCTTCTGAAAACTCTATAAAATCAAGCTCGGAGTTACCATCAGAAATATTAACATAACCATCTATGCCATCAAGCATGCTATAAGCACCAGCAACTTCGTTTCTGCGCTCATCAATAGTAAAAGTTAGCTCAAATGCTGGAAAATAAAGATTAGAATTATCCATTTTCTTGATTTTGCCCAAAGAACAGTTTTCTACTTTGGAACCCATAATGCCAGCAGTTTGATAAACTAATTGACCATTTAGATAGTTTGGATCCCAACCCTGTTCATTCCTATCAAGAATAGCACGAGCCATTCTTACTAAAATAGGATTAAGTTTATTATATTGCGCAGCCTCTAGTGGAGGTAATGCAAATAATACTTTAACTGTACCTTGAGCAGCGAAGTAGGATCTGGTAACTTCGGTGTAGTTTTCCTCTGCACGATACATTGCTAAAAGAGGAAACTTATATTGTGTGGTTTGAAAATATTCAGTTGGATCGTAACTAACATATTCACCCACACAACTTGTTGTGGATATGTTATTAACTCCAGCAGCTTGTGCCTCGGATAACCAACGTGTAGAAAAACCATAGTCTAATACAAAACGAAAATAACCCAACATATGAAATATGGCAGGATCACAATCTTCTAATAAACTATTTCCAGTAATTGTTAGTGGAGCAACACTACCACCAATTTGATATTGACTCTCTTCGTAAGCCATATATTTTCCTCATTAAGCTTTTGAAATCTCTTGTAGGAAAATATCACCCATATATTGAGCCGCAGCTTTAATAGAAGCGTCTACGAATGGTTGTGGCTTGGCTGGTCCTACCGATTTCCTAAATAGTGTCTGACCATTTATGATAAACTTCAGAGAATGACCATTCTTAGCAAATACTGGACCTCTACCATTTTCTATAAAATAAGCATAAGGTTTGGTATTTACTATTTCTTGTGTAAAGTTTCCGCTATTCTTGGTGATAAAAGACTTGGAAAGTTGACCTTTAGTACGTTTAGATTCCTCTTGAGCTACGGCTTTTCCAGCCAAATTTAAAGCCCTTTTAACTTGCTTTTCATAACTCTTCAAATAAGCATCTAAACCATCTAAAGTTTGCTGCATATTAACTTCTATTTTCATGATACACCAATCTTTCTGGCAGTAAAGAAATATTCAAAGTTATGTGTAAAATCAGAAGAAATAATCTTAAACTTGTCACCATTAACTGAATCAGCCATTCCTGGACCTTTAATAATAATATAGATTTCTTGAGGATTATTCTGTACCATCTTTTCAATATCAGAAGGTAAAGTTCCATAAGTATACCCGTCTCTTGGATTAACAAAAGATGGAGTTAAAGGTCCAATCTTAAAATCAATATCACTTAATTCACCGCCCGACGCTACAACATCTTGTTGAGATAGTTGTCTAACATTAGGGCGATTATTTCCAGAATTTGGTTTGGTAGTATTTACCCAAACAGGTACAGTTAAGACCGTTTGAGTTCCTTCACCAGCGGTTTGTCCAGACCAAGATTTAACTTGTAGAAAAATATCAAATTGACGTAGACCAAACTTATTAGGTATTCCTCTACCCAATTTATCCATTCGATACATGAATTTATCTCTAAACTTGGTCATAATTCAATTCCTTATGATTTGAAACCTAAAGTAAAGCCAAATCCATTGGAATTACCATTATTTGCTTTCCATTGATCTCCCAAATATCCTCTGGTACCAAATACATCAGTTTGTAATTCAACACCAAAAATACCAGATAATCTGGCGCAATACATACGACCAAGATTTCTTAATCCAATGGATCTTTCTTGTTTTGGAAAATATTCAACTCCTCCATTACCAACAGATCCAGAATCCACCTTAGCAATACCTATTTCATCAGCCAAATCTAGGAAAGCATCTTGATAAATAGTATTCAAAGTAGTAAGAATAGCAACTACCTTACCAGCATAGACTTGATCATTACCAATAACTGTAATAGCACTTTCCAACCTTGGATTAGCATAAAAATAAGTTCCAGGATATCCTAAATAAGTTCTAATATCTACAATATTATCATCCGTAAAATATGCAGGAAGTGGTACGAAAGGCATATATTCTCCTTATAAAATATTAAATTACCCTAGCTGATTCTCTTAAATGAGCCGCAATAAAAGCATCTAATCTCTGATCTGCTATATTTGGGTCATCGTGTTCAAGTTCAGCAATATATCTTGGATAATCCACTTCCAATTTAGGTATATTGGACTGGATAAAATCGTAGAGTTCCTCTGGTAAATCAACATGCTCCCAGGCATGCACATGAAATTTAATCCCATTATGAACTAAATCTAATGGCATGCCTGTTAGATTAACAAAATACATTGAATCCTTATGGAGCAACTACAATAATTGCAGGATGTGCAAATCCAGCCGCAAAATGAGCATTCATTTTAGTTTTGATTTGGTTAACCAAAGTAACTAAAGAAGCCTCATCAGAAGCATCAGATGCAGAAACAGTATTAGTTGAATCAGCAACTGGATGGAAAACAGCAGACCCTATATGAGCATTGAAATCAGCTTTCAATTCATTAGCTCTAGTAATAGCAGAAGCGACATCTGTGGCAACAGCAGCAGAAACAGTGTTGGTTGAATCAGCAGATAAATGACAGCCGACTCCAGAAGTAGCGCTACAAACGCTAGCTAAATGAGCATGATAAGCAGTAACTTCAGCATTTACTAAAGCAGAAGAACTAACTCCGTAACCATCAGCGGTAGCATTAGCTACAGAGACAGCAGTAGTAGTATCTGCATGAAAAATAGAACCTGCGCGTAATTTGAGTAAATCTAATCTTAATTGACCCAAAACAGCAACGGCTTGTTCAGCCTCTAATCTAACTAATCCTCTAACAGAAGTTGACATATATTTATCCTCTTAAAAGTAAAAGATAAAGCTCCGGGTAGCCGAATGCTACCCGGATCAATATCAACTAAAATCAGGCAATGTTAAGTCTCTTGCCGCAGGAGTTTGGACGGTCAACACAAAGTTGTAGATAGGATTTTACCATAGCCTTATCGCTATCACCAGTGTGTGCCAACATTTCAAGTTGGAATCCAAGAGGTAGAGGACCGAATCCATCATTACCAACAACTCTCATGATTTCATCGCTCATACCAGGAACACGAGCAAGATCCATTGGAAGAACTTCAAGACGAACATGGTTGGTGTTCAAGTAGTAAATACAACCATCAGTTGCATCCTTATCTTCGACGAATACACATCCGTCGAACTTGATACCACCAATACCACCTTCTAGCTCGAATTTACCAGCAGCAGTCTCAACTTTATCAGTTAAGAATAGGTATTGCTTTTGTGGATCGAACAAAGCAGCAAGTTTGGTCATAACGTTTGGATGGCACATAGCAACATCTGGGCGTGAACCGCTTGCAATATAAATAGCTTGTAAATCGCCACGAATTTGTGCAAAGCTTAGAGCTACAGCAGGACCAGCAGCATTGAAGACGTTTGGGTTGAAATAGGTAGAAATGGCACGGTTGATACCACCATAAGTGTTACCAGTTGTTCCAATTGCTACATCTAAACCAGCTATCAAAGTACCAGTACCAGCACCAGTATAAGCTTGAGCATTTAAGAATGAAGCAAGTCCCATGGAAGCATTTTCCATGTTACGAGCCCAAAGCTCAAGGTTTCCTACTGGAGTTACTGAACCAACAGCGGTTGCAGAAGCAAGACCGGAAACGTGGAAGTTTGCACGGTTTTGTGCCCAGGAAAGTAATACTTGTTCCTGACTATCAGATCCCAAATTGGTTACATCTGCGCCTTCAGAATAGTTTTCTACCAAGATACCAGTGTTTTCTGCTACGAATGCAACGTTTTTACCGCTTCCAATCTTCATTGGTAGCATTCTCAAAAGAGCAGTTCTACGGTTTGCTTGACGAACTACTCCGCCTTTGATATTCTGAGCTAACACAATCAAAGAAAGTAATTGAATATTATCAGCCATTGTGATTTCCTTATGTTAAAAATATGTTATACTTTTGGTAAACCAAGCTTCGCAAGTTGTGCAGCAATATCAGCGAAATTAACATTGTGCATGTTTTGTGAAGTTGCGGCAGGAGTACCTGGTATAACAGGAGGAGTAATACCCGCCACTGTGCCCTTTTCTTGTATTGAATGAGCTGCTTGTTTAGCAACTGGAGCAGGAAGAAAAGCACTAGCTTCCTTACTCTTCAAAAATTGTTTTAATCCAGCGTCAGGATCTGAGGCGTCTGCCCAAGATAATTTTCCTTCTTCATCAACAGAAACTTTACCACTTTTCCAAAGATATTCGGCTATCATTTCCTCATTCTCTGGTCTAATTTTTCCGCTTAACATACCCTTTAATCCTCTGAAACCTTCTTTTTCTCTGGTTTCTTTGGCTTGAGCAGCTAGCGCTAATTCTTTGTCCTTAATATCTTTTTCCATCTTCTCTAATTTCTTCTGAAGCGCAATTACTTCAGGAGAAGCTTGAGATTCTTTGGAAACTTCTGGTTTAGGAGCTGAAAGTTGTTCTTTAAATGAACTAAGTGATTGTTCTAGAATTTCTTGAAGTCTTTTCTCTGTTCTGTTACCAGAAGCAGCTAAAGCTTTATTAATCAATTCATGAACCCTTGTTTCAGTTAATGGTTCTACATTTATGTCTGTATCTTTATCGCTTGGCATGTTTTCTCCTCATTTCTTCGATTAGCCAACTAATCGAAGAGGTCACCTGCAAATCCGTGCAGCCGGTTGTCTATTATAACCCTAACCATTGTTTTATGGCTAGATAATCACTATACGTGATTGAAAACCTAGTAATTAAATTATGGTCCGAAATTATTTGCGAATTGGCACCAACCACGACCATCAGAATCCACAGGTAGCTCGGATAATTCGACTCCGCCATCTGTATCACTCCAAGCTGAGCCAAATTGATCAGGAATTATAAGAGCATATCCTCTACCACCAAGCACACCAGATCCAGGAGCAATGTTTCTGCTAATCAGATCAATTTGTGGTTCATCCGCTAGGATGACAGCTTGATTTTGAGAGCCGAACAAAAGTATAATATTATTTTTCAATGATACTGCTAAAGCATAAGCTGCATCATCAGCAGTTTGCCAAGCTGTACCAGATAAAGAATGATATTGATCGGTCCAATAAACTATTATCATATATGTGTCCATTAAAAACCTAGTTTAAAGAAACTGTTAGCACTAGTGCTTAGATTAGGATTCTCTAAAGCTGTTATCTCGGCACCAGAAATTACTCTTGGAATACAACCAAAAGAACAAACATCTCCAGACCAAAAATTACTTAAACTATATCTAGATCCAAAAATCATTTGTTGTAAGGTACCAGTAATATTTAAAGTGCTATTAGCACTTTGAACTCCATTAATTCTAATCCAACTAGATGCGCCATTAAAAGTAATAATAGCTAAAAATGGACTTGATGGAGTGGTAGTTGTAGAAATGGAACCAGTATCCGTAAAAGCAACTAAAGTGTTGGAAAACTGATTCCATAAACCACTTCTTGGAGATGAGGTGGCACCATCTAATACTATATTACCAGTATTAGTAGTAACAGCCACCATGATTATGGTATATGGTTCCACTAATCCAAGAGATGCATTAGTATACAAATACTGAGATCCACTAAAAGTAATTGCTTGACGATGATTGATGTTAGATCTACTAGAATAAGCTGGTCTCACGGTAGCATTACTTTGTACAATTCCATTTTTATTGCTACCAGAGATATCTATCAATTGCTGCACTAATCCATTACTATCAACAGATGAAGCCCAGGCTTCATAATCAAATAACATATTACTTAGAGGTAATTTGAAACGCATTTGAGACGGAGTAGTTGTACACAAACCTCCACCCACCACAAGAGGCGATGATGATGTTTTTAATTTCATAAAATACTTCTCTTAATTAAAACCTATCCAAGCTATTGTACTGGTTGAACTAGCCACAGCAACTACATAAATTGAAGCTATATCTTGTATTGGAACAACTATACTCTGACCTGGCGCCAATTCGTAACCATTAGAAGTCGTCACGCCTGAAGTACCAATAAAAATAGAGGCAGTAGAACTAGAAAGACAAGTTAACGCTAACCCATTCTTAAATGCAGTGGTAGACCCTAAAGTGGCAGCAGAATTAGTAACAGCCTTTTGCCCATTAGAAAAAGTAGTTGATAAAGCTCCTATAGAGGAAACTGGTAATGGATTGGAAGAAGAAACATCAGATGAGCCAGAAATTATAGCTACATTCTGTGGTTGACCTGTATAAACACTCATGGAGATTCCTTTTCTTGTTCAACTGGTTGAGAATTATCTGGTTTCTCCTCAGCTTCTACGTCTGAAATTGAGATTTCATTGATTTCATCACTAATTTGCTTCTTGATTTCATCAGAAACTCTTGGCAATAAAATAGAACTTAACATATTAGCTAATTGAGTATTAAATGTTTGACTCTTCATCAAAAATGGAAACTTTTGCGCCATTGTAGCACTTCTTAAAATAGATTCAGTATCATCTATAATAAACTTATCCATTCCTTCAATTGAAAAAGTTAATTCTACATCTCCTCTAGAGTCAGAAATTAACTCATATAGAGTTTCTATAAATCCTTTAACTAAATCAGCATAAGCATACAGAATTATCTCTGTTGCTTGTACATCTTGAGCTTTAGACTCACCAGAACGTCTTACCGCTGAAGCTGTATTGTCAATAGCTAATGCCATTTGTAACGCCAAACGATGTAATTCATCCTTTTTATTGTTTACCCTGGCGGCAATCTGCTCAAATGGCTTGGAATCTGGACTCTGAGGAGCAAATTTCTCATTCTCTCCAATCATAACTCCAAATCCATCGGAACTTTTAATCAAAGATCCACGCACATTCTCTGAATCACTGGCATTATAAACCCAAACAGGATAACATGAACGCCTCATCGCCCAACCAAGCGCATTATCCATTCTAAATTGCTCAATAGCCGCATCAGCTAACCTATTGGTTAACCATAAACCAATTGGAATCTCCAATCTCAAAAGAGGAACTCTTGTAAATCCATGTTTGATTTTACCTAAACTTGGAACAATTGTCTCCTCAGATGGCATCTGATCATCACGATATCTAATCTGAAATGTTTCTACATACTCAGAATCGTAAATTCTCCAGGTTTCTGTAACTATTCTGCGATCATCTCTAGGCGAAACGCGCTTTTTCTGTGAATCATGGGTAATTACCAATAAATATTGAGAAGTGACATCATCTACCTCCCAATCATAAACGTCCTCTGTCTCTACACAATTGATCCAAACCCTGCCAAGCTCTCTTTCTTTGAACTCAGCTAAACTTTGCGCCGGAACTCCTTCATCATCTGGCATTTTTGCCAATAACCAGGAACTTCCTTTCACTAAAGCATTAGTAAATAACTTGTGGACAAATGTAGATAAATCTGTACCAATTAAATCACAATCTTCTTTGAAATTCATGTAAAATTCATCGTCATTCTGACGATCCATCTTAATTTCAAATGGACTAGAGAATAATTGAGACCCAAATTGATTAACTAGTGTGTTAATATATGGCTCATAACACGCCTCTTTGCAGCGCGAAATATAATCATCCTGACCTTCAAAAATATTCTTGTTCAAAAACAATCCAATGTTCTCTTTGAATGTCTTGCCACCTTCATATAAAGACTTGTATTTTCTTAACAAATCTTTATCATAACACTTATTCTTAATATTTAACTCTTTAATCTTCATGGTTCCTCATCTTCTCTCCAGACTGTCTCCAGATAAAGATAAACTCGGAAGCCTCTCCACCCAGATTAAATCCAAATGTGTTAATGGCGTGATCCTTACATCACTGATAACATTCATTTTATAGAATGCCAGATATCTGATTTGATGTAAGGATCACGTTCAAAACTGTTAAAATTGGTTCTTAAAAGTTAGAAAACCTAAATGGAATAGGTCCACGTTTAATTTCTTTGAATAATTCAGAGAAGAGATATCTGAAACCATAAACCATAGCATCTAATCTGTCTGGAGATTCAATGCGGTCTTCTAAATCAGAAGAATCCATAGCTTCAGCAACTTTACCAGTGTAATTACACATCTGATATTCTAAAAACTCTAAATCATTCATAGTTCTTGGCGGAACTGGTAAATGATAAACTTTACCCTGCTCATACAATCCTGCAATTGGTTCTGCGCGCAATATCTTTCCTTTAGTTGCATGCACAGTCTCAATAACAATTCTATTATTGGTATTCTTAAGCAATGTTGGAACCCAATCTCCACCTTGATTGGTTTCAATTACTACTACTGTCCTAGCTTTGGTTTTATATTTCTCAAATAAATCAGAAACAATCTTAGCCGCCGCCAAAGGAGTATACTTACCAGATAAATCATCCAAGACAATTCCTCTACCATAAATATCTCTAGCAGTAACTATAATACCAGATTCATCAGATGTCATTTTAGCTGTAGTAGCAGGATCAAACCCAATAGCAATACATTTAAGAGAATTGTCGAGATAATCCTCATACCAATTGGATTTAAGCGCCAAATTCATTTTTGCCGCCCTATCCTGCTCATCTTTGATAAAATCTGCTTTATGTTTGATAATCTCCGGGCTCCATAAGGCTCCAGTTACATCATCCAACATAATTCCATCTATTTCTTGAGCACCAAACTTAGTACCACCATACTTAGCAGCCATTTGAGATACGAAATCAGGACTTAATTCTAAATTCTCCGCCTGCTTTCCTCTGGTGGTAATACATATTCCATATTCTCCACCTTTAATCTCTTTCAATAATCTATTGGCAGCTCCTCTTGCCGGAGTAGTAGTTAATAGAATCTTAGTCTCACCTTTTCTAACGCATTGCATTAACTGATCCCAGAAAGCTTGTATGTATTGAAACTTAGCTAATTCATCTACCCAAGCAATATCAAAGTTATATCCTCTGAGTTTCTTTGGTACTTCCGCCTGAACAACGTGCCCAATACAACCATTCTTCCAGGTAATTAAATGCTTATTAGATGAATAGGTAGGACGATTAGGATCTTTGGGCGCCCAAAGATTAAGAATAGGCATAACCATCTTAGTCTCTGTCTCTAAATAAACATCGCCAATAATCCCAATCTCAATCTTCTTACCAGCTTTACCAGCAGCTTCTACCATCTCTTTAACCCAACCTGCGCCGCTGAACGACTTGCCGTAACCTCTGCCTGCCTGAATTAACCAGAACTTCCAATTGCCTTCTGGAGCTATTTGCTGCGGTCTAGCATTAAACCTAAAATCATAATTCAATGCTTTTATCTGCGCTTTAGACAAATTAGCAAAAAATGCTTCTGCCTGCTCTCTATATGCAGGAAGCTTAAACTTATCTCTAATGGAGAGTAAACTAGGATCTTCCTCCCATTGCTTTTGTAATTGTTCTAAAGTTGCCATAAACTATATCCTTAATCCTGATCATCCTTCTTAGATTTCTTGCTCTCAATAAAAGAGAAATCTTGCATGATCTTATTATAATCCAAATCTAATTCCTCAGATTCAGAATCTTCTGTCTCAATACCCTTAACCTTGAAAGATAAACGTAAGAATTTATCTAATCTGTCTAAAGCCGCCATTTTCATCTTTTGGTCGCCCTTAGACTTAGCTAATTCAATAGTATCTTGGCATTCTTTAATAGCAGATTCCAAAATATCCAAATCCGTAGTTAAACGCTTCTCTAAGATAGGTTTAAGAATCTCCTGAGAAATCTCATGCCTCATCTTACGATTCTTATCAATTACCTTTTTAACGCTAATATGAGAATAGACAATATCGTGTTTGTCTTTAAGCCATTTAGAGATTTCGCGCAGAGAATGACCCATTGCAGCTCTCTCTTGAATAGCTAACATAATTTCAGGTGTAATCTTTGTATTCATTGTTAAATCCTCGTTGGTATGGGCGTTGCATGGTGCAAGAAGCATGCCAAGGCGCCCACGCACCCTAATATGCTTATAGAAAAGCTTTCATTTTAATATACTTATCAATCATATCCATGAGTTGATTGAACTTTGCTTGGTCATCGTCAGTATTATCATCATCCCATTCAATAGAGAATTGGTCCGCCCTATTGACATACCATTCATACTGATTGAATTGTTGAAGGAATTCAAGAAGATTATACTTAAAGATGTAATTCTTGAGAATTTCTGATTGTAGTTTGGAGAAATGATATGTTTTCATAGGTTTATTGGTTAACAAAATGAGAAAAAGGTGCGGATGGCACGAAAATTGCCAATTTAAGTCAACAAATAGTCTGTTTAGATATCCGTTTAGATATCTGTTTAGACAGATTAGCGTCGTTTAAACAGAATAATAGACTCAACCATCCACTGCACTTGATGTAGCCGGCTCTCTATCTTTAATCTTAAAGCTAAATACGTTCTCTTGATTTATCCCATTCCTTACTAATAGAGTCAGTACATCCTCTAATTCTTTAACCGTAAATTGGTCTAGAGTTCTTGGATAATTCTTGAATAGAACAGTAATTCCTGCCAACCCTATTTGTTCTTTTATTTGTAGTAGTAATTGATTCTTTTTACTCTTCAATAGTTTTCCGGCGGCTTTTCTTTCCAATGATGCTTGTGCTCTTCTTTGATGACGATTCATATTTTTACCTTTATTTTGGGCGCAAAACTACATGTTAATAATGAGATAACAAAGCACTAACAGATCCAAATGTTATTTAGTACATTATAGAATTGCTGTTAGTGCTTGTAAACTATGTTATCTGATATGTTTAATTATCTTTTGGAAACTGTAAAATTACCAGAAAGCCTTCATTTGTTTAAGTCTTTTGCTAAGTTCTAAAGTTTCTAGTGGAGAGATATCTTTACCATTACAATCTGTTACGGTAGAGATTTCATAAGCTTTGATCAGAATGACTGAACCTTTAACATTGGAGGTAATGTCTTGACCTTCTGAGAAGATAAATGGTTCAGTATCTTGGTGAGAGTGATATTGTTGCACCATGACACAATTATCAGATTTCATAATTGGATTCTTGATTTGGGCGCAAAGTTTATTTGCGTTATCCTCTACGTAGCTATGTAAGTATTTATCTCCCAATCTAACAGGAAATGGCATTACTATTCCGTGATTCTTAAAATTTACAGAATATAGGTTTTTGATTAAAATGCGATATTCTTCTGGTAGTAATTTAGAGATATTGGCGGAAGATTTATCAAAGATATTTTGAATAGCTGGTTGTAGTTTATACCAGGCATCATGAATAGCAGAATTAAATTCTATAAAAGGATCTTCTTTGTCTGCTAGTTCTTGCATTTCTTTGATTTCATTTTCTTTTTGAGTTTTCAATGAATCCAGCCATGGTTTCATATCTTGATAATTATTGAAATTTGGCATTTTATTCCTTAATCTTATTTAAAGCATCTTCTCTGGCTTTATCCATTTCGGACAGATCAGGAAGAGGAGTAGTTAATAGAGTTGGTTCTTTTTGTATTGCGGCTTCGAGTAATTTGCCACCCAGAGAGAAAAGATTATCTAAGAAGGTGATGAGTGCTAAAACTGATGCTGGATCCATTATTTTAATCCTCCGACAACTTTTTCTAAATCAGCGAGAACTGAGGCTAATGCTTGGGCAGCTAATTCTACTTGTTGGTCTGTGGCTAATCCTGCTTTGGAAGCTTGGATGGTGGTCATAAGAGCAGTCCAGGCAGCTTTGACGGCGTAATAGGACTTCTCGGCTGGTATACAGACTTTATCTGCGGCATCTATATCTGCTTGTGTCTTAGCAGCTTGATACTTTGGAGTGCAGTAGGATGAGATGGCTTGAGCTTCTGTTGTGGCAATATCATGGATTGAATTGGCGGCAACAATTGCTTTTCCCTGTGCGGTTAAGGAGCATCCTGTGAGAGATATTCCTAATAATATGGTGGCTAGTATCTTATTCATTTCTTTTCCTTTCACCAAAATGCTATTAACTTTACTCTTTTTATTGTTTCAGAGACTTTACTAATCAATTCTTTGTGAGATTTGAATATGTCTTCTTGTTTTCTGGCAGAAGTATATGAACTATTTAATACAAGGAATTGATCAAACATTATACCATAAAAAATGACTAGTTGTAAATTACTCAATCCAAATTCTGATTCAAATTTAGCTATATGAGGTAATTCTTTTCTATATGAAACTAAAGTATCTTCAAGATATTGTTCAAATATCTTCTTTTCTAATTCATCCATATTTACTCCAATCCTAAAATAACTCTATTTCTATAGGTATTGCAGCCGAAGCAGAGTAATCCCTGTGGAAAGTTCTTTACTGCCATAGGAGAGAAGTTATTGCAATAGAGACAGTATTCACCATCATGTTTATCTGGTATTTTATCAATTGCTGTAATGATCTTTTGGGCGCAGGAAAGACAGATAATAAAATGTAGATTATTATGTTCCAGGCTCATGATTTTGGAGAATGGTTTTAGGATGTTGCAGCAGCCGGAGCAATTTCTTGGAATGGCGAGCAATTTATCATTTTCCACTTTAGAGTAATCTAGGTTGTAGTTATCGAGTAAGTTTCCTATTTTTATCATTTGAGTACCTCAATTTAAAGAATCAAGGAACTTACTGATGCGGAAAGCTATCTCATCTAGCTCACTTTCAGTTAAAGGTCTAAGTTCAACTTCCAATTCTTTAGAATTTGGAATTTGAAAATAGCTTTCACCTTTATCATAGATGTCAGCCAAATGATCGAAATAAGCTTGTTTAGAATGTCTGAGTTTTTCTATTTTATCAGCTTTTGGACCGCCGAAAAACTCTGTGTAGTATTCTTCAAATAATTCGTCTGACATGTCTGGGCTCCTTGTTTGAATAGGAGCTTACATATTACCTATTCTTAAATTATGTAATTTTCATTTGGAGCCACAACTGAGAATCAAACTCAGATTTTCTCTATACCAAAGAGATTTTCTATCATTGAAATATTGCGGCTTTGTGTATGAATCAATAGATTCAGGAGTGAATATTCACTAGAAGGTTGCTTAGTTTAGTTAAGCTGCACTATTGTACATTGCTGGCTCCAGCGGTTGGATTTGCACCAACAGATAATTCCGTTAAACAGACGGATGGATTGCTATTCTCCCACACTGGAATGATGGTCGTTTTTAGGCGACCATTTTATTTTAGGAAACTCAAAGTTAAAACTATCAGGATCAATATGGATGATGTAATCTGGCGTAATCACCTCCTGCTCTACTGGAACAATTTGAAGTTCTTCGCCCTGTTCCAGTGGTAGATCCTTGTCATCCATATTAAGAATGCAATTTATTTGCCATTTCTGGTGATTTTGCCAGTCTTAATATCGAAAGAATCAGTTTCTCCCATATTATATTTAATTCTTAATTGAAGTTTAGCATTATCAACTCTGGATGCCGCCAATTCTGTTTTGGTAGTTAAGAGTTCCAATTCTTTATGTAAAGATAGAAAAGCTTCTACTTCTGTCATATCAACATATTCTGCAATCACTTGAACTGCATCTTTAACTTCACTCATTGTTTTCTCCTCTTATAAGCTGATAGGACCATTTGGATAGATCCTAATACAAAAATTGTTTGGAACATTATTCCGGCGAGTTGTAAATAAAACATATTATGTCCTATCTTGGTGGATCTTGAGAGATTCAAACTCTCGCTTCCCAGGTTAGTTGGCGAACTTTCAATTATTCTAAAAACCCAAATGAGACTCAACTTATATCCCTGAGAGTCTCCATCAGGTGCCAGAGAGTAAAAGAAGAAGAAAACCTCTCTAGCTAACACTTCACATCAGTTAAAGATGTGCTAACCTTATATTATATATTGTGTATAATTAGCGCTAAAATCAGTGTTAACACGTCTCATTTGTTAAGGTTGCGTTTAATATTGTTAAGTTCTTCTTTAATGTCACGTAGAGCTGAGAGTTGTTTGCGTTGGAAATTGAGCAATTCTTTCATGGCATCATTGAGAGATTGTAGAGATTCTGCTAAAACATCTAATGGCTGTTGTGTGTCGCTCATGATAGTTCCTTAACTTGAGATTCTAATTGTTGAACCCTAACAGATAGAGTATTTACTTTATTTAATAAAATTTGAACAGTTTCTTTAAGTCTGGTCATGTTTAATTCAGTTACCTGATCATTTTCAAATAATTGAGGTAGCACATTTCTTAATACATGTTCTGAGACAAAAAACTTCTTACCAATCTTTTCAAGAACCATAATTTGTTTCTTTTCTTCAATTTGTTTAAGAAAACGAATACATGATTCATTTGGTCTTTGAGTTTGAATCTTTAACATTTTGGATAACTCAGTAATAGAATAAAGTTTGTTCATTTTGTTTCTCCTTTGGCGGCGGCAATATAATTATCAATGGCACGATTATAGAGTTTATCTACTTCTTTTCTGATTTTAACTCTATTTTTTCTAAATTCTATGGTAAAGTTTTGATTTGATTCTCTGAGCAATAGCTTAGAGAATTCTTTTCCAAAAGATGTGAAAGGAATTAACCCTAATCCTGGACCAAAAGCAGTGGCTAGATCAGAATCAAATTGTCTTTCTTCGTAATAAGCTTCTAAAACTTCTTTATCTTGGGCGGATAATTGTTGGTAGTTTTTTAGAACTTTACGATTCTTTTGAGTAGCTGCCAGAATATCATAAGCAGTTGTATTGTTTTGACATAGTTCAGCAAAAGATTTCATTTCAATTACATCTTTAACTGCTGAAGTGTCATATAGTCTTTCTTTGGAGGAATACTTACAGGCTTCTATAAATGCTCCATAAGTTGACTTAATACCCATAGCAGCTTCGCATTCATAAAAAAACCATTCCAATTCTTTAATGTAGTCTTCTCTTGTTTTCATTTACATCTCTCTTTTGGTAGGTTGTGTTAACTTTATATATACATCTTTATGCATAAAAATTCATTTACATAGGAGAAAATTTATGACAGAAAATAACGAATTATGTGTGAGAACAGAAAGAACACCCTTAACTGAGCAAGAGGCTGCAACAGCCTTAAAAATAGCTTGGCAAGCTGTTTTCGATGAGGAACCAACAATTGATCAATTAGCTCTTCTATGGGCGCAATCTGCACTGGAGACTGGTCGTTGGAAAAGTTTGTGGTGCTATAACTTTGGAAATATTAAGAATACCACAGGACATACCTATTACATGTTAAGATGTGATGAGTATATTGGTGGTAAACATGTTTGGTTAGATCCACCTGACAAAGGTACTTGGTTTGATTCTTATTATACAGCCGAGGCTGGAGCTGAAGCTTATATTAGGTTCTTAGCCCAAAAGAAAGGCTATGCTACAGCTTGGCAACAGGTAATAGCTGGAGATCCAGTAGCTTATTGTCATGCTCTCAAGATGGCTCATTATTATACTGCGGATGAAGTTGCTTATACTAAAGGAGTGGTCTCCTTGGTAAATGAGTTTAAGAATAAGTTTGCAAACATATTAGAGGAATCATGAAAATAGAAACAATTGAACAAGCCATCGCAGCCATTGAAAGCGCCGGTTATCAAGTGTATTACTCTCCACCTAAACCATTAACATCAAATGATTTAGGTTTTCTAGGAATGACAGAGCCTACTTGGTCTATCTTTAGATTAAGACCTTGTTTTGATCATCCTGGAACGCATAAGGAGAAAGAATTGATCGAGTTTGCTCGCAAGTGTCAATTGAAAGCTTTTTGGTGATTTGAATTAAAATAATTACAGCCCGGGCGGATTTAATACAATTCGCTCCGGGCGTTTTTATTGCTACTCCTTTAAGATTTAGAAAGAAATATCTTTATTCAGAGAAGAATATATTCTTTCTAATAATAACCTTAAGAATAAGATAAGGACACCAGGAGAGCATGAGAGAGTATATACACACCAGACCATTACAGACCTCATTGACTTTACACTTGTTTTAAAGCATTATTGACGGTTTTGGAGCCCTGAACGGAGTGTATCAAAAACTTACCGAGTTATTTCTAAAAATTATTTTTACTTGACATTGCGGCATAATGTGCTATATTATTAGGTAGGTAATACCGCAATCTTAAAAGCACTGAAGCCTCTGACTCCAAGCGTCTCCTAAACATTGGAAATAAAGTCAGAGGCTTTAGTCTTTTTATTTTTAATTGTACAGAATTAGGATTGCAGAGGTTGGTAAGTTTTTGATACACTCCACTTCTTATTCAAAATGTTTACTTCGAGCGAGGAAACAAGGCTAGAATCAACATGTCGATAGAACGTAGAGTGTGTATATACTCTCTCATGCTCCTGTCGTGGTCCTCATATTATTTAAGTATGTAGTAACTATATGTATCAAACTTATGCATAATGTGTTATAGTAAGTATAGGAGACGATATGTTATTTCCAAAATATGTAACACAGACTTTATTCACTGCATTAAACACACATTTTTCTGATTCTGCGCAAAACGAATCTTTTAGAAATTTCATCATGTACCTCTCTTTTGGTACTTGGTATGATTGGAATTCAAATCTTTTAAGATTATCTCAAAAAATTTGTGCTATTATTGAAAACAAACCATTTAACGGAAAATATGTAGCTCAACCATTTTTGGATGAGATGCAAAAATTTATTCCAGGTTTGGTGGTTGATCATTGGACTTATCTTTCTGGCGCTGCTCAAGAAACTTATCAAAAAGATTCTCACGCTCGTTTAGTAATTGATTCTGGATTATCAGAAGAATGGGTTCAAATCATTGAGCAAGAAAAGAAAAATATTCTTTCTACACCTAAAGAAGATTTAGTTCATTATTTTACAGGTTCCAAATACAATAGAATTCGCTCCAAAGCTGCCATCGAAGAATCTGACGAACAGGGCGCCTCACAGATGAGCGCCAAGACCGCTGTAGAGCTTCAGGAGAGGTTTTTAGAACATTTCAACGGTTTGGATACACACTCTTTCACCAAAGCCATTAAAGACAATTTAGAACAAACTGTAAAATTGGCAGAAACATTTGAGTTCAATGATGAAGGTGTCAGAGATAGAAACTTCAAACTTCTCGATTCTATCAAGATGCAACCAAAACCATTTTATTATGCAGTAGAAGGAAGCCGCAGATTATATGGTTACGGATCTTGTATTCCTTACCTTAAAAGAGAATTAAGAAAAGAATTAACAAAAGGTTGGGTAGAATTTGATATTATCAACTGTCATTTAGCCATTGCTGCCAAAGATTGGAATATTGTTGGATTGCAAAAACTGTTCGCATCCGGCAAAACTGTTTGGAATTATTTTACAGAACAAGGAATTGATGTTGCTAAAGCTAAACCAATTCTTAAGCAATTTCTTTATTCTATGGTGTATGGAGATAGTAAAGCTAATATGAAATCTCTATTAAGAAAAAGCACCAACATGACTCTTAAACTAATTGAAGAGTTTTTCAATCTTGATTTAATCAAAGAGATTTTTGAAGCTAGAGAAATTCAATTAAAAAATGCTCTTACACTTCCAGTGGATTGTTTTGGTCAAGAAATTAAATACAAAGAGAATGATCCAAACAAACCATATGATCGTCGTGCTCAAAGAAGTGTTCTTGCACAAAAAATGCAAGCTGTAGAATTAAAGATGTTGGAACCTCTAATCGAATATTCTAAAAACAATAAGAATATGATGTTGGTTTGTCTTTATCAATTCGATGGATTCTCTGTGGTTTGTAAACAACCAAGCAGAATTAAGAACCATTGCAATGTCTTGAAGAAGCTTTTAGACCAACATATTAAATCAATGGGTTATGATACTGCTGTAGATTACAAAATAAATGAGTGATAAAATGCATTATATTTACAAAATAACAAACAAGAAAACTAACAAGAAATATATTGGACAAACAGAAAATCCCGATCGTAGACAAGAACAACATTTTTCCGAAAGTCATAATAGCAAATTAAAAAAAGATGTTGCTAGTTTGGGTAAAGATCAATTTGAATTTGAAATAATGGATGAAATAGAAGATCCTATTCTTTGCAATTTTATGGAAATTAGTGCCATTGAAGAAGCTGCTAAAAATCCAATCTATAATATGGTTCCTGGCGGTCAATTAACCAGCAGTTTTGATCGTTATATTTGTGATAATTGTGGATCTATTAAAGAAATGCGTTGTATGGATTTTGGTTCTAAAAATATAGGTATGATATTCTTCTCTGTAGAGTTAGGAACTATTGATAAAGCTATTCTTCTTTGTCACGAATGTAGAATAGATATTGATGGTACACCTCACCCAATAGCAAGAAATTACAAAAAATATCCAAGGAGTCTTAATCTTACTTCTAATACTTTCATGGACATGGCTATTAGTTATGATTGGCAAGACTCTGTTTTTAATAAATTGATTATGGTGGATGGAAAGATGAATGCACGTATGGCTTATGGATTTTTTGCAAAACGTCTAGGTTATAAGTGATATATAGAATGTTGCTAGGGTTTTGACATTTCCTTAGTTTCTTTCTTATCATTTTGTTTCCAGTTTTGGTGCCCGGTGGAGCTGATTTCACCGGGCATTTTTATTTTTTTCTGGTAATAAAGTGTTATATAAGTGTTAAGATTGAGTTAACAAGGAGAGAAAAATGAATGAATGGTTAAACCAACTTCCAGAATCAGGTCAAGATAGAGATAATATGATTATTTCTGCCATCTCTGACGGCAATGTTATTTGTGATTGGGTTAGCATTCAATCAGATTATCAAGGTCATACCGGAACCTTCTGGCTAAATTCAGATGCTTGTCATGTTATTCTAGATGATGGAAGCAGATTTCGTTTTATGGTCTCTGCTTCTCTCGCCCAAAAATGTGCTGATGCTCTTGAAGCTATGCTACCAACTACTAAGCTAATGGATTTAAGACATTCTCAGGCTATCAATAAACTTAACGCCACGCTATTGACTGCTGGTCCTCAGATGTCCAGCAAGCAGTATTCTATAGATTGGAATGTAAAGTTAGAGAATAAGCGAAATGGAGACGAAGGTATTATTTCAGATTGCGGCAAACCATGGATACTTGATAATGCTTTAGGTGCAAGCCAAGGTGCTTGTTTATATGGATTTTATGATGTTAAAGCGCCATTTACTAATTCTGTTGGTATGAAGATGTGGCAACTGGTAGGAACTCGTCATAATCAATTTCATTTTGACTACAGTTCTACTTTACTTTTAATGGATAAGAATTGTGAAATTGATGGACAAACTGTTTCTATAGAAGAAGTAGCTAAAGATCCTGTTTTATCTAATCTAATGAATTACGGTGGTAAGTTGAACTTTGTAAGAGGAAAATTATGAGTTCAAAAGAATGGAAAGAAGCTAACAAGGATAAAATGCGCGAATGGAATCGTGAATATTATCACAAGAATAAAGAAAAAGCTTTGGCTTACAAAAAACTTCCAGAAGTTCAAGAAAGAGATAAAGAAAATAAACGTCGATATCGTGCGTCTCATAAAGAAGAAATTGCTATGAGAGACCAAACTCCTTCACGCAGAATGTCAACGGCGAAAAGTATGGCAAAGAAACGTGGACATGAATGGACTTTGACTCTGGAACAATACCAAGAGATTATCAAGAATCCATGTGAATATTGTCAGAATCAATTGGGCGAACCAGTTAAGAAGGGTTCGGGCTTAGATAGAATGGATTGTAATAAAGGATATGAAATAAATAATGTTGTTTCTTGCTGTTCATTTTGTAATGGATTAAAATCAGATAAGTTGACTCCAGAAGAAACCGTGGTTATGGTTCATGCTTTATTGAATCATCGAAAAAATCGACATTCCTGTTAATAAAAAGTTAACAAATGTATAACAATATAGGAATAATATGTTATACATTATATGGAAACAAAAGAAAATACTGGTTTAGAAGAATGGTGGATTCGTCCTGTAGATTCCACCAAACCACAAAAAACTCAATTTGATGACAGGACAATTAACCTTAGACATCGTAATTTATTTGGTCGTAATATGCCATTTGTGAATTTTGATTTTCTTGGAATGCATTATGATAATGGAATCATTACAGATTTCACTGAGTTTAAGCATTGTGCAGTAAAGAAAATAGATTTAACTCAAACTAATTATACTGGCATGCAAGATGCTGCTGATAAATTAGGAGTACCATTTTTTATTATCGTATATGATGATAGTAATTGGTCATATTTTATGTTGCAATTTAATAAGAATCCAAATGTAAAGAAATGGTGTCCAACTCCAAGAAGAATTACTGAAAAGGATTTGGTTAAAGGGTTGTATAAAGTCCGTGGTAGAACCTGCCCAACTAACATAATTGAGAATTTATCTGAAGGAAAATTTTCTGAAGTTAAAATTCCAGACATTATCGGCGCTTGACACGACGCCCATCGGTGGTTATGATCGATCTGCAAGATCGGAAACGAAGGAGAAACAAAATGAAGAAGATGATTTTTATCGCAATTCTGGCGCTCATGGGTTGCGGACCTACTGTTGAAGTAGAGGAATGCGCTACCTGCTCAGAAGCTTTTAGTGAGCATGAATTGGTCTACAAGACTTGTCACGAATCTTTGCAAAAATATGATGCTCTGTATGCTTGTGCGTGTGATCCATACCGTCCAATGCCATTTCCATGTCAGGAATGGTGCGGTGGAGGAGAGTTGAGTCAGCAATGCTTGCTGACGATGGAGAACAAATGTTTTACATCACTCTCGATATGTCAAACTGATTCAAGTACAGAGTGGTGAAACGACAAATGCCGGCAGGGAACTCCCTGCCGGCATTATCTTATTTTCCTGTTGGTGGAGGTCCATCTGGTAAAATAGCTACTGTGACGCCTTGAGATTGAAGTTTTTCCAACATCGCTTTCAAAGCTTCCACATCTAGAACTTTTTTACCATCTTGTTCTACAACTACATCAGGAAATACCACTAATACTTCGGATATTTTAATTTTCATGAGCACCTCATATGATCTTATTATCAATCGTCTTGCTACTTAAATTAGTAGCAAGCATTTACGCTTTCAAAAACAAATTATTTATACCAGGAGTTTTCTTGGCAACTAATTTGTGTTGTGATATAACTTGTCAAATTACTAATTATCTATACCAAGGATATCCAAAACCATTGGTTGGAGTTGGATTTATTCTATTTGCCGTTTCGGTTATTTCATATTTAATGTCAGGAGTAGCTTTAATGTTTACTTCTGCCATGAGCGTTAATAATCTAACAGTTAAACAGGTAGCTCCACTATTGTTAATTAGCGTGGCTGTATTGGTATTAGCATTTTATCCAGGAATTATTGGATTAAGTTTGGTTAATCTGTTTCTAGGATTCTATGCTTGTATATCAATTGTATCAATTATCATGATTTCACAAAAATTATTTCAACAACCCAGTTTAACAAAGGTTTTGATGTTCATGTTAAATCTGGGTTGTCTTATAGAAATTCTTATTGTGAAGATGTTTGGTTTTCAATATTATTGGTTGGTGAATGTGAGCAATTGCATTTTCTATCTTGTAATTCTTGTTTCTTGCGCATTAGTTCCGAAATATAAGAATTTACTGAGTCCGTAAGTTTGCTTGCCAATGCAGATAACTCAATGAGTCTAGCTTCATCAGAAGACAAGGCTTCTTTCAAACGTTTTCTACGTCTTAGTAAAACTTTAATTTCAATCATTAAGATTGCGAAAATCACTGCGGCAGAGACAAGAACTACCAATATGGTAAATAAAATTACACAACATATTTTACTTATCAGCTCCATCATCTGAGTCCTCTTCTCCGCTTTTTCTGTCCAAGGAAGCGGCAATTTTATCTAATTTGCTTGCATGGGCAGAATCTTTAGCGGAAGAGGATATTTTCTCAATAATATCTGATTTCATTTCATGAAGCTCAGATTTCATTTCGGAAAACTTCTCATTTATTCTTACCTCAGAAACCAAAACAGTTTTCTCTAAGTTATTGACAGCAGAAGTATTGTTTTCAACTACTGTACTAATTTTAGTCAAAGCCTCTTTGAAATCATCGGTCTTTTTAGCTTCAAGATCAAGTTTCTTTTGTTCTAATTCTTCTTTCTTGGAAGCCCTATCTTTGAAGAACCCAATAATTTCTGAGAATCTAAAAAGCACCAAGAAAATTAGAATAAAAGCTACGGTAACGATAACTCCAATGACGGGATGATTTTGGAACATTGAGAATAATGATTCAAAACTTGGACTGGATGGCATTGGAGGATTTTGTACTTGTAAAAATAACATTGCATTTTCCTTTAATTATGCGCTTGTTGAATCTGTAATAATTCCTGCTGTAGCAAGAACGCTTAAAAGATTGGCAAGAGCCGTATTACCACCACGAGAACCAGTGACAGAAGGTTTATTACCTAAAGTAACTGTATTAGCTCCACAACGAATTTTGTGATTACCAGATTCTGAATAAACTGTATGCCCAGATGTTGGATTAGTGCTAGGAGCCGCAGAACGATCGCCAATATAAAGAACATTAGCACCACCTCCGGCAGCAGGAGTATGGCTTGGAGAACTGAACAATCCAATTTGACCATTGAAATTAGATCCAGTTCCAGGAGTAATAACTACGTTACCACCAGTGTCAGATCCTCCAGAAGTATTACCTCCGAAAATCTTAAAATGGGTTCCAGTAACAGCGCCGGTTTTAGCATTTGGAATCAAACTGAAATCAGCATTAGAATTTGGATCAATTTGAATTGATTCTCCTTTAAGTCTAAAATCACCAGGACCATTCAAATATAAATAACCACCACCAGTTGAATTTAATTCGATACCAGTACCAGCAGGATCCTCTAAAACTAGAGGACCAGTACCTTGATTAGTTAATTTTATAGAATCAGCATTTACTACGAATGCGTTATTTACATTAAATGTAGTATTTCCACCGGACAAGAAAGTAGTGGAAGTGACGCCTTGAAAAACAGCATTTCCTTGTACTGTAATGGTTCCATTACCAGAATTATCAGCAGCAAAAGACATAACAGTATTACTATTATCTTTAACTACTACTGCGCCTCTAATGATTCCACCTCCAGTTGGTGCTGCAAGATTCAAGTTAATTGAACCAGGAGTTCTATTAGCACCAGTAGCAGAAGCAAAAGGAGCTTGTGCAGTGATATTCATAGAGTTGGTTGCAACGTTGCTGCTAGCAGTTAATTGACTGATGGTAGGGTTGCTGGTTTGAACAGAGCCAAATGTAATATTGGCTTTATTCATAGAAATACCAGTGCTTCCAAAAGAAGCGACTAATACAGCCGATCCAGCATATATATTCACAGAACCATTAGTGCTAGTTCCAGTTCCAGCAATTAAGTTTAAACTACCACCATTAGAAGTAGTTCCTGTACAAGTTTGCGCAGAAATTGCTAAGTTTTGACCAGTAGCAGAAGCGGTGGTATTATTGGCTTGGCTAAAAGTAGGAGATACTACGTTGCTAATAAAAGAAACAGAAGCGTTACCCAATAATACTTGACCAGTTAGAGTAGAACTACCAGTAACGCTTAAAGTAGTACCAATAGTAGTGCTACCAGAATTACTAACAGAAGTACAATTAACTTGACCAACTGTAATAGCATTGGCTGCGCTTCTTTGAACTAGGGTACTAGCTACAGCAGATTGAGAATAAAATGTTGGGTTAATCTGAATATCATTAGGATTTACTTTAATGGTGTTATCAGCATTTTGTCCAACATTAAAAACTCCAGCAGAATAGGTTAGACCATCACCAGCGGCAGTGGAGGAGCCGGTGAAATTTCTAATCAAACTATTAAGTTTGGAAGTCCACCCATAAGTAGCATCACCTTCAGTTCCTTCTGCAAAAGCACCAACTCTTAAAGATGTAACAGTAAGAACGAACACACCAAAAGTGGTTGTATAATCTGGTACATCATTACCATTGATATCTTTTCCATTATTGATTTTACTTTCAAAAATCAAAGCAGAACCAGCAGCAGGAGCAGTAAAAGTAGCAGTAAAAGTGCTTAAATCAATACTCATGGTGCCATTGATGGCTGCGGCAGTATTGGTTTCATCGGTATTGACGCATTGGATAGACCAAGGACCAACACCGGCTGAACTATTTAATTTTATAGTAACTGTAGACGCCGCTGTCACGTTCACGCCGTTGACAGTAGAAGTCATATTAACTAAACAAATTGGAGAAGCCATATTATATCCTTATCATTATTAGAATGAATTGATGGAAAGTGCATACAAATATTGCACTCCACCAATAACTCTACCCAAAAAGTGATAAATGTTTACTTTATTGGAAGCTGTATTAACATTTGAAGACATTGTTCCATAGAAATAGAACAAACTTGGAGAACCAGAGAAAGCTACTGTTCTACCACCAGTGGCATCTTGAACAGTATAAAAAGAATAAATAGCACCATCTCTAACGTTAGTTAAGCTAATTGTAATGTTTCCTGTAAGTGTTCCGATAACGAACGTATTTCCAGTGTTACAATCTATATTAACAGTTGCGGAATAAGCTATACTAGAAGAGGCAGAATAGAAAGTAGAACCCAACATAACCATTGGTTTTGCTGCTTGAATAAATCCAGCATTAGGGCTCATAATCATAAAGGTAGTTCCACCACCTTGTAAATATAAACCTCCACTGACACTGGTTCCAGTTCCAGAAGTTAATACTAAATCTCCACCAATACTAGTTGTTCCAGTGGCGTTTTGACCGGCAATAGTAGTTAATACTCCGCCACCAGAAGGTGTAGTATTGTCAATATGACCAAAAGTAACGCTGGTTGGACAGTTCCATCTTAAACTACTAGCAGTAATACGAGTGGTACCTGCAAATAATACAGTAGAACC